GTTAATGATGTTGCATCAGCAACTACAAAAGGTACATCTAAATATTTGTCTACAGTTTTAGCGAGTAGTGTTTTACCACTACCTGTAGGTCCGATTAATAAAACATTACCTTTAGTAATATCTAAATTTTTAGGTGGATTATAAATCCGTTTATAATGATTAGCAATGGCTACACTTAATACCATTTTAGCATTAGTTTGACCAATAATATATTCATCAAGGTATTCTTTGATACGGACTGGATCAAAATCATCCAAGTTCCTTGCTTCCTCTTGTTTTTCATCCACTAGCAAATCATTGCATAAGTCAATACAATCACTACAAATAGCTACCTTATCACCTACAATCAATTTCTTTACTGTGTCTTTATGAGCGCCGCAAAAACTACAAGTATTAAGTTTATTTTCGTTTGACATATCTTTACTTATCTGTAAGTTTTAGGTAAAACATTTTTGAACATTTGCCACTGACAATTCAATACGTGAAATGTTTTGCATAATTTGGTACAAATCACTACGATAGGGAATAATTATACTAATTTCGCTATTATCAACTTGGTTGCCAAATATTGCAAAGTCATTTCCTGTCCTGTAAAAGCTAGGTTTTTTGCCATTTATTGAATTACTTTCAACACATTTATTATACACGGTTCTTTGATTAGTGTCACGTATTGTAACCTGAATTCGCAATTCATTATACCCAGTTACATAATCATTTAAGTCATTTACCCGTTTTACGTCATTGAACTTATAAGTATTTCTGCTCCCTAAAACATAATCGTTAGGGTTTTTTGCCATAATAGTAATGGTTCCTGGATTAGATTTTCTAAACCCATTCGTACCATCTTCTAGTTTACCCAATATTTCATTTAATGCTTCAAGATAATCATAGTTCCATCGTAATGTATAGGGTATAATCAATACAGAATTGCGATTTTTATCAAGCATAAACTTATGTAGTTTTTGGTCTATGATAAATGCATGTTTGTGAAAATCAGTTAATATCTTTTGGTATACTCTATCACCTAACTGTCTATCTGCAATATATGTGCTGTATTGTGTTTTATGCTGGGTTCCATTAATATTTGAAACACTAGTACCCACACCCAATACACGGTCACGTATTTTACTTTCGCTTACATCTACATTCATTGTAACTGTTACATAATTATTTTGATTTGTAGAATTAATTACTGAGTAATTTGTAATATAACCTCCACTATACGTTAATATTTCATTTTTTACTAACTGTAAGTTTTGTTGTTCTCGGTCGCTAACAACTAATACACCTAGCTTATATTCTATAGCTTTAGTAAAAGCATCATGTTTGGCTTGCTCAAAGGAATTGCCTTTACCAGTAACTTGATAAGGTGTATTGGTCGGAACAGTGGAGCAGCCTGTAAGTAACAGGCTTAAAAATATTAAATACTTCATTGTTGGATGAAACGCTTGCGTAAGTAATTGCTAGCACGTTCACTGTCAACGTCCCAGCGAATCGTCACCTTTACAGTTTGTGGGCCTACAATTTCCTCGTTAATAGCCCTTGCACCTTTTATGATACCATGTGCTTGTGTACGTACTGTCTCTGTCATAGTCCTAACAGTATCCGCTGTATTTTTACGTACAGCAATATTAGTATCTTTCATAGCTTCTTCATCGGATAATTCAAATTCTTCATCACGCTTAATTCTACGCTTAATGTTATCCTCTGCTTTTTCAATTGCTTTAGCAATTGTTTGTGTAGTTCTTGTGCTTGTAACATCCTGTTTTACAAAGCGTATTAATTTGTCTAATGCCTGATCATGCGCCACTTTAAAAGCATTCTCACGCATAACTTCGCTTGCACCATAGCTAGGAGCATAACCAGTTACTTCAATAGCTTTAATGTCATTTTTAATACAGGTTGCATCAGTAATGCCAGTAAAATATTTACAATCCCATTCAATTTTAATACCCTGTCGTTTAAAACTTGAACTAAGCTTTTGGTTATTCAGTGCTTCTACAGGGCCAGATTCAACGCTGGCATGCTTAGTGGTTGAACATCCTGCTAGTGCAATCATAGTTGCAAGTGTAATTGCTTTTAATTTCACGGGCATACTCCCAGTTGTTAATGATATACTATCTTATCATTAATTGGAATTATTTTCAAGTATTTTGGTTCTTTAAATATTGTTCAATTTGGGCTTTTTCGTTTTCTGACAATAATTCAACATCATATTCGCCCTTTTCAATTTTTCCAATCAAATACTTAATATATTGTTGGTCATGTAAGTATGTATCCGAAACCGCTTTATTAATTTCTATCCATTTTGCCCCGTCAAATTTGTATACACGATTTGGTAATATGTCTACCCTTACAAATATATCACCTTTGCTCGCAATAGAAGGAAATTTAGTGCCAAAGTTGCTTGTACTTGGCATTGTTGAATCAGCGGTTAGTCTAAACAGGTCTGGACGTAAGCTTTTAAGTGCATCCTTATGAATTTGTTTATCTTCAAAGTGAACATAACCACCTTCTAATTCCTTATAAGGTTTTTCTTTTGTGACATTTTCAGTAATAATTTCTGGTTGCACAATAGGATCTTCAGGTAATTTTTGTTCAGGTATATTATTTTTTAAAGGATTGTAATTGACTTTATCAATCTTTTCGTCATAAAAAGTTTTAACTTGATATGTCTGAGGTTTTGGCTCAGGCTTATAAACTTGATGTGGCACACTTATTCCAGGCACTTTATCTACCCAAGGTTTTGTAAGATATGTTTGTTCAATAGGTTCTTCTGGTTTGACTGCTTCTTCCTGCGCGGGTGCTTCTTCAGCGATTGTTTCTTCCTCAAATTTAGATTCTTCAGGTGGTTCTTCTATAAGTGTGTGACTTTTTTCTATAGGTTTATTTTTATCCCAATGTCTACTACTATTTGCAGCCAATACTAAAGTAAGTGCCAAGGGATCAAATACTAAAACTATTAGAATAATAACCCAACGTACAGCACGTTCTAGTAAATTAGCTTCAGGGTTATCACCATATATGAGTGCTGCTATATATTTTATAGGACCAACTTCCGCTTCAACCTTTCTAACTTCCGCAGCAATAGGAGCTCTTTCTTCATTAAGACTACTAATTTTCTTTTGTTCGGTTTCAATTTCACGGATAAGCCTTTGACGCTCTGGACCCTGTTGTCGTCTAATCTGTACTGATCTTTCCGCACCCGATTCTGTCGTTGAGCGGCCCATAACCTGGTCCACTGCCTCATCCAACTGTTTAAGTGCTCGCCTATTAGCATCAATATTTTCCTTTGCTATTTTTATTTTTTCATCAAAAAGTGAGATTTTAGATTGTACGTCACCACTTACTAAACTTTGGTCACTATGTGCTTTACTTAAGAACCCAAATATACCCATGCTTGTTAAAAAAGCAAGTGCTATAACTGCTAATACAAGATAAAATCGCATCGACCATTTAACTTGGTGCCAATACTTGTGTAGCCATACCGTTGTTACTACCTTGGACACTTCGAGCGCACCACCCATAATTATAATAGGTATGACAGCCGCAGCGAATATGGCGGTTAAGCCCAGTATACTATACCAGGCTGCGATTGTGCTTAGTGATAATGCTGTTACTAAGGTTAAATTTGTAAGATTAAATATCTTTCCTATAAGACCCATATTATATTTATGTTAGTAAGGGGTATGTGATTATAGTAGTTTATTGAAATAGATGTCCGTACATGCCCATAAATTCTTCAATTGGTAATACTAATTTCTGTGGATTACCTGGACCTATTTTCACATGGTATGTAACATACTGACCCCCACGTTCAGGGTCAGTAGTCTTTATTTGCATAACAGTAATACTATTACCATCTTCAAATGTATATGATTTACCTACTAAGTTATTCATTTTTCGTTATAACATACCTTATACTCAGCCCATTTGCCACGCCAATTGTCATGCTCACTATCCATACCTATATCGTCTAAGTGTTCGCCATCATATTCAATATGATGAACATGACTAATACCATCACAGTCCCAAGTTATAACCTTAAGCTTGCGTGGATCAAATTCTGTTGTAGTATTTAGTGTACCACGGAAGCAACTACCTTTACCACCTTGTTTCCATACTACAAAGTAACCTTTACCCAAATACTCCGGATAAAATTCTTCTACCTCTTCCTCAGCATCATAATACGTGTCATCATCGCCGTGTGCTTGTTGAATAAACCCACCTAACTCACCTCTGTAAACTTCTTCTCCCTTATCATTTTCAATAGTCATCGTTGTATTATCATACTCATAACCATAAAATGATTTAATACCTGTCATATCATAGTAGGGATATTCAAATCTTGCATTTTCAGGTGTTTCGTTTTCATCATAATCATAGCTTTCTGTTAAGGCATCAGCTAAATCGTATTCACGCTCACTATCACTCCAATAGTCATATTGTTCTTTAGTAATAGTATCGGCACCCATTTCTAATGTGTATCCCCAAATACGAATGACATATTCACCAGATGGAAAAGGTTTAAGTGTGTCTATTTCTGAATCTTTTTCTTCAGGTTTAATTACAGCCCAAGGCCACGCCGACTTACTATCAGGTTCAGGTTTTGTTGAATCTTCTACTGCCTTTAATTGAGCAGCCATTTCTTCATCACTGGGCGGAGTCCCTACATTTTCATCATCCTCTTCAAGAATTATATCATTTAATTCTTGTCGTAATTTATCCATTTTTTCTTTATCGGCAATTCCTGCTTCAGTAAGTTCTAAATCACTATCACACATTGGACAAACATCCTTTATATGATGAAACTCTAGATCATCCACATTGTGGATAGACCCATCTTCATTATAATATTCTGTTTTTGCTTCATACTTGGGCCCTGTCCAACGACACTTTGTGCATTTGTGTGTTTTTGGCACTTCATATGGTTCTGTATGATTCCAATCTTCTACCTTGTATGTTACTTCATAGCCACCTTTGCGATCGGTCCACCAATCATCCTGGTCAAGATAGTCCCAATCAAGTTCTATATCATTTTCATATGCATCTTCTATCACTTGATCTAAGTCAACAGAACCATCTTCAATTCCAGACAACTTTGCCTTTAGCTCATCCTCATCTAGTTCAGGATAAATTTCTTCTAATAAATCAACATCAAGTACAAGTCCGTAAACTTTTTCAACTTGATGCCACTCACTTTTTACAACCTTGACCATATTAAATCTCCTAAAATGGACTGAATTTGTTATTGTATGATAAACTACACCTGTTAGGTACGTGTTTTTTAATTAATGAAGTATAACTGTTTTGATACTTTAAGCGAAGTTTATTGGGAGAATGGCATGCTAGATAATGTAAAATACTAAAAGCCTTTAATAAAGCAGGGCTTCTGTATTTTCCACATGGCATATAAAACTCTCTTGGAACCCAATTATAGGTTTTATTCTTTCCGTACTTAAGAAAGCTTTTATGCTTATGTGTAGGCGGTAACCCAAGAGGTCTAAATTTACTTGTCATCACGAAATCTTACAAAACGTGGGAACCGCAAACTATATGTACCATCACGGTTTTGTGTGATTATGTCACATAATATTTCCACAGTTCTACCAACAACCAAATTACGATTGATATAAAGGTCATCTCTATCAGTGTCGCTAAACCCACTACCAACGTTGACTGTAATTTCTTTTCCATCGTCGGTTCCTGCGCAAACCAATGCTCCCAACCGTCCTTTATTTCTACCAGTACCTTCTTCAACATCGATAACCTCTAAGTCTACAGTAATAGTAGGTTTCCACTTCATCCAAAATGTGTTACGCTTACACTCATATGGTGCGTCTAAATCCTTAATCATAATGCCCTCAAATCCAGCATTGACTTGATCCTTAGCATAACGCATAAGTTGATCTTTACCTGCGGCTGTATCCAAGTCTACCATAATATGTGGAAGTAATTCTACATTAGGCATATTATCAATAACAGGACGCATATCCTCAAGAATTTTAATACGCTTTTCTAACTGTGCGTTCCAATGACCCTCACGAAACGCACTAAGTGGGATAATGTCAAAAATGTTGAATACACTATCCTCTGCTTGAACATTTTCCTTGCGTCTTGCTTGTCGCATTAACTCTTGAAAACTATTACCAATCACTTCACCGTCTAATACAAAGCCCATGCTTAGATTGCTTGTACCTGCTTTGCGTACAAGTTTATGAAAATTATCACCAATTTGTTGTTCAATATGTGTAAAGTTTTCAAATACCTTGCCGTTGCGACTAAAGCTAGTAACTTGAATATATCCACCAAAGCTTGTTTAGTACCACGCATTTCAGGGCGACCCTCACTGTTGGTCGCAAGTTGACAACCAAATGTTGGAATCTCGTAGTCAGTGCCTTTACAAATTTTATTAATTGTTTTATCACTGATACCACATCGAAGGTCACGGCGAATAACTGGAGCACAAAAATTATTCCACTCAATAGTATCAAATCGTTGGCTTAGTTCATCAATTGCTTCAAGTGCCTTATTACCAGTCAGTCCACGCTGACCAAGTTCATGTAATAATTCATCAAAATCATCCCACGGATTTTCAGCATCAACAATGCCAATTGTGTCAGGCACTTTGCGTACCCCAAATGTTATATATGGATTATATGTTACTTTAGTAAGGGTAAGAAACTTGATAGCATTGATAGATCCTAATGTAGCAGCCTCTAATGCTTGTTTAATAACATCCTCTTTATGCAAACGGCTGTCAGATTCCTGCAACTTTGCGATCCATGAAGCACTCATATATACTCCTTAACTTAACAATACCTTATTATAGCACAGGGCTTATTATATTTTCTAGCCCATTCAATACCTTGTAACCAACGCTCCAAATCATTTAGTGTACCAATAAACAATTCAGCATCACGGCTATAAGGTGGCAATGATTCTATGTCTTTAGGTTTAACTGCTACCAAATCACCAAAGCTATTATGATATGTGTTAGATGGGCACATGACTAAACCTATCTTGGCACACTCTTCCTCTAAGTTTTTTATCTTCCTAATTAAATTGTATCCGCTCATGTATATATTATTTAACCTCATTTGCGTCAATGATAATCATAAAACCTACTGCTACCCACAAGATAGCCATAGAATACTCACCTTGTATAAAGTAACTAAGTGCAGCCAAAAGATTAAGAACACCTATCGTGTATCCAATTGGTTTTCGTTTAGTACCGAACCACATAAAAAACTTACTCACATTAATTCCTTACCAACTTGAATTGTAAAACACTTTACGACCTAAAAACAATTCTGCTTTAGCATCTATGCAAAATTTTAGATCATCCTCATAATAGTAATCATCACTTGGATTACCAAAAAAGAAACCTGTAGTGCCTAATTTGGGCACTTCACCTGACTTGATATCCTTTTCAAGTTTATCAATATCGTCCCAGGTTAGTTCAAGTTCAACCCCATTAAAGGTATCGCACTCTCCACCCTTTTCGAAAAATAGTTTTTCCATCCACCCTTGCAAATTAGGATGTTTACGCCAGTAAGCAATTTCTTGCCGACTATTATCATCCCAGTCAGTTTGTGCCTTGCTGGCAATGTATGCGTATTGATCTAATCCCATATCCCAGTCCTTTCCTGATTTTTTACTTTTAAAACCTGCCATTATTTGTGAGCATGTTCCTGAACAGTTTCCTTGACTTTGGACACTCCTGAGTCTAGCAAACTTGCCATGCCTGTAAAGCCAACTGTTGCTACAACAATGCCAATGATAAATCCTGCAATAAATCGCATATTAGTCTCCTGAATCAATTTGATAAGTATCGCCACAATGTTCACAACTATATTGTGTCAAGCATCTACCAACATTTTGTGACTTATATGAATGATAGCAGGGATTGTTATTTTTGTCAAACCTTACCTTGCCAGTTGGTACTCCCATCATATACTGGCCACCACAGTTATCACATTTAAAAGTATCATCACTTTCACAATAACCAGATGATATAAATTTCCATTTATTATCACCGGCGGGTATACGACCAGATCCATTACATTTAGGGCATGTTACGTAATTCATAGATACCTCGATTTTAATTCTTTACGAACGGCTTCGATTGCTTTATTCCAACCCTCGTCATCACCTACCCATTTGATCTTACTAAGTTCACTATCCAAATCTTTAACAATATGTTTTGCTATGCTACGGCATACTGCCATGTCTTTATAAGCACTGTCAATGCCTTTAATCGCATCACTCAATATTTTTTCTAAATTAGTCATCGTTTTGCAATGGTATTTAACACCTCTACTGCAATATCCGTATCCATATGTTCATCAAAATAAGCAGCCATCATCATGTTATAAACAACATGGGCATCATGTCCAAACAATTTTAGAATTATTTTTACAGCCTTTTGATCTTTAGCTTCCCAAAGAAGGTCAGCGATATGGTGTTGCTTTTCATTGGCTAGTTGAAGTTCCATTATTTTACCTTTACACGGTTAAGTTGGGTAGTATTATCACCATGACGCTTAACAGTACCTTCTGCAATAATCAACTTACCACTATCAATAGGTTGCTTGTAACTAAAAAACACTGCCTGGTCATCAGTAGTCACACCGCTTACAAAGTAAACATTGTATTGTTGGCTGAATGAACTACGGACAACTTCAACATTGACCTTGACTTTATCACCTACACGGCCGATAAGTCCGCCTCGTGCGTTTTCGAGTTTACGCACATCGTTGTCACGTTTTACAGCACGTAGGTAGCATGAAGGGAGACTTGCTATTACCGCAACATCGTAGGTATTTTCGATAACATCACGATTGCCAATCACCATTGCGGTGTTGTCAAAATCGCTCAATTTTTTACCTTGCAGGATTTTAAAAGTCAAACCCTTGTAATAACCACGAACCAACTTTGCCTGCTCACGATCAGCCTCTGTAATCTCCGATTGATCGGCAAGCAAGCGATCCATAATCATACGGTTAGTTTGCTTTGCAGGGGTTTGTAATGAGTTGGGTAGAATTTCCTCATTAGTAGCATACGAAGTGACCATTTTAACGTAATCACCATTGATACGCTGAGCCGCACATGCCGCGGCCCAAACATCATCAGCAACAAGACTAAGTACAGGGCGTTGAT